GAAAAACGAAATTGGTTTACTAGTGTTTACTTTAAAGATACTAAGTGGTTTTCAATCTCTTTTTTCTTTGCAAATGAACGATGTTTATAGTAAAATGCAACAGCTTATTTTACATCCTTTCGATAACATTATACAATCCTGTTGTTTGATGGTGACTTCGGTAACTATTGTTTCTTTGATGAGCACGATAATTTTTAAACTTTATTCAACTTATGTCAGTCCCGTTGGTGAAGTTTCTCCTTGTACTGTTTTGGAGAAACTAACTAAAGGAGAAGTTGCTGAAGATAACAGGATTCAAAAATTGAAGAATAATATTTATTTTGTTAAACTTTACGAAAATAATGTCACCGGCGTAGAATGTTTTGGTACATTTTCTGGAAGGCATGTTATTGTTCCTTCTCATTCTATTTTTTCAGATTCTGGAGTTTTAGATTGTAGCAAAAATGAAAATTTTTCTACTAGAGTTTTAGATAAAATTCCTTTTAACGTTATATATCGTAATAAAGCTGATGATATTTGTATCTTGAGTTTACCTAAAGATTTTGCGAGACCTTTTAAAAGCATTAAAAAATTAGTTAGTCCAAGTGATTTAAATAACAAAAAGAATAACTTATGGTTTGTTAGTGCAGACCATACAATATTCTTAAATAATCATTTAGAGAAATATAGGCAAAATGAAGTCTATAAATTTTCAAGGAAAGGATTTGTAGATTACGTTAATGTTTTAACAAAGGATGATGTTTATTACGATTTTAGGAGTAGAGGCTTGTGTGGTTCTTTGATTGTTGATGAAATTTACGGAATTAGAGGAATGCACGTTGCCGGAAACCCCTCGACTAACGTAGGTTGTTCCAAGATATGGAGTAAGGAAACAATAAATTTCTTATGTAATATTCTAGATAACGTTGAAGGATATGATAGTGGTTCTTTGACAGTTTTGAGTGGCGATAAAATTAAGGATTCATCTTTGTCTGTTTATTTAAATGAAAAATCTAATTTAGTACCTTCCAAATTGTATGGTGTTTTTCCCGTTTCAAGACGACCTGCGGATTTACGAAAGTTTGGTAATTTTACAGTTAAGGATGTAGGGAAAAAATCATTTAAGTTGTGTTCTAAAGTTGATTTTGGCGAACTTAATTTTGCTGAGAAAGTTATAAACGAACTAATAGATCCTTTTGGTGACATAACTATGGATGAAGTAGTTAATGGTAATAAGCTTTTAAGTGGATTAAATCGGAAGTCTTCTAATGGATATGGTTTAACTACTGGTAAATCAGATTATATTAATTTAGAAGAAGGAAAATTGACAGAATTATCTGAAAAATTGTTAAGTGATTTAAGAAATAGAATTTATGAAGGAACTACTTCATTAGAAGATAAAGTTTGGGTAGAATGTTTGAAAGATGAATTAAGAAATTTTGAAAAAGATGATGTTCCAAGAAGTTTTAGAATTTCTTCTTTACTTAATCAAATTTTATTGAAAGAGTGTACAGGTAATATGGTTGAAAATATAATAACAAATAGATCCTTTAATCAAATTATGGTAGGAGTTAATCCTTTTGTGGAATGGGATAAGATCTTTGAGAATTTATGTTTATTTAAACATAAATGGGCAGGTGATATAGGCTCATTTGATGGAAATATGTTACCTGAAGTACAAGATATGGTATGCAAAGTTATTTTATCTAAGTATGGTGGAAAATATAAGAGAGAGCTAGAGTGGTTGTTAGAAAACTTAGTAAGATCAGTTATTTTAATGAAAGATGATACTTTTGTAACTACTCACTCTATGCCTTCTGGTTGTTTTTTAACTGCTATTTTAAATAGTTTAATTAACAGAGCGTATACAGCAATGTGGTATTATAGGTGTCTTGTCTCTAAAAATTGTCTAGTGTCGGTTAATAATTTCATTAAAGATGTTCTTGACAACGTTTATGGTGATGATAAACTTAATGCTGTTAATGATCATTTTGATGTTTTAAATGCTGTTTCTATGAGAAATTTTTTCGAAAGTTATGGCATGGCGTTTACGGATTCTCATAAGAACCCCATTAGAGACGTTGAACAAGAAGTACAGGATTTGAGTTTTCTTAAACGTAATTTTGTTTATCATAGTAGATTGCGGAAAATAGTCGGCCCACTTGATTTAAGAACTTTATATAGTTCGTTAAGTTGGTTTGATTACTCTAAAGAAGAAAATTATGTAATTAGGGATAAAATAAATTGGTTTCAAAGGTAAATATTTTTACATGAAGAAAATTATGAAAAAGATATTTTAACATTAAAAGAATATTGTGAATCTCTTGGAGTTTATTTTATTAAAATTCCAG